CCAGCGGAGCCAGTCTTCACAACCTTGCCCAAGCCGAAGCACATGGCCCACGCCCCCATCTCCGCGCTCAGGTACTTTTCGAGCGTGCCGCCGGTGTCCCAGGAAGTCTTGAACGTGGTGGTCGCGAACTCATGTCCCTTGCCGTACTCTTCGGCGTCGTTCTCTGTGTTCAGTTTCGGGTTGGCGAGTTGGGCGTTGAGTTTCTTCAGGCGCCACATCGCCGCGACCAGATTGGCGGTCGCGATGTCGGTCTGCTTGCCGAACCCGAAGCAGATCTGTACCTCCTGCAGTCTAGTCGTCGACATGCGTCGTTACCTCCTGGGCGTTGGCCGGCGGCTCGCACTGGCTCCAGCCAGCTACCAGCAGCGGTGTGAGGACATCGGGCGTTGCATCGAATTCCTTGGGTTCGCCGTTGCCCCACGGCGGCCGAAGCCATACTTTCGAATCAGTCATCGCCAATCTCCGTAAATGAAAGCGGCACTTCGAAGTAGTCCAGCCCCTCCGAATCGGTCTGCCGCTGAATCGAGGGCAGGTCCATCGGGTAGCAGGAGGTGTGCACCGTCGAGTTGAGCATCTCGACGCCGGCCGCAGTCGGGACGCCTTTTGCGATCAATCGGAATAGCCGGTAGTACGCCGTCGGCGGATCGCCGGCGAACGTCTCCTTCGCGCGCAGAAACAGCGTGACCTGGTGTTTCCAGACATCGACACCGCCGAAGGATCCCGGTTGCGTGCCCTGCCAGACCGCCATGATGGACGGCGCCGGCATTGCGTGCATCGCGTGGACCAGGCTGACGTTCTTCGGATACTGGTCGTGGTAGGCGTAGATCCGGTCCCCATCGCCATCCATTTCGCCGACGAGATCCGGGATGTCGCGCAGCATCGCCACGAGGTTCGTGACGATCTCGGAAGGATCGATCATAGCTGCTTACCGCCGAGCGCCCGTTCCAGAATGAGTTTCGGCTTCATCTCCTGCAGCACGCGCCGGGCAGATGCCGCGACCGCCACCTTGTTCTTTGGGGAGAACACCACCCAGGGCTCGATCTTCTGGTTGATCCACGCCTTCAGCCGGTCCTTGCGAGTGGAGTTGCTGGCCTTCGCCCTGTTGTCCGACACCGTGCGCACCTGGAAGTTCCGCAGCATGTCGCCGCTCATCATCAGGTTGCGGCGGTTCCCCCTGCCGAGTTTCGTTTTCTGGATCGCGTACCGTTTGGTGAGGGGCTTCGCGGCGGAGTCGGCCGGACCCTGCGCGGCCGCCAGGCGGTTCTTGACGGCGGCCACGCCAACAGTCCCGATCTTGAACATCGACTGCTGGCGAAAGTTCATCTGATCGATCCGAACCTGCTTCTTGTAGAACACCCGTACCGACGCCATCAGGTCTTATCGCGAATGGAAAGCCAGCAACCGCCGGCGGGATCGTTCAGTACTTCGAAAACGGTGTAGACCGCGCCGTCGACGGTGACCTCATCACCCTGACCAGGCGGCGTCGAAAAGCTGGACAGCCCCACAAACAGCCGTGCATACACGGTGTCTGGGTGGCGTTGCTCGTCGGTCCTCTTGTCCAGGATTCCGGTGACCGTGAACGGATCGCCTGCGCCCTTCTGGTAAGAAACCGGCTGGCCGAACGCGGCCAGGATAGCCGCGTTCGCCAAGCCGGACTGTTGTGACCACGCCGCCATGGGACTATGCCGCGGCGGTGGCGTAGAGCGCCCAGACCTCGATAACACCCGCGGTCAACGGGCCGGTGGCGATCGTGACGTTGATCTTGCCGGCTGCGGACATCTTGAAGGGTGTCGCGACTGCAGTGGGCACCACCAACGCGTTCGTCCCGAGCGACGCCTTGGCGGTAGCAGCCAGGATGCTGGCGGCACCGGAACCGGCTACGGTCCCAATCGAAACCGTGGCCGCTCCACCGGCGGCGACAGCGGTCGTCGAGACCACACCGCCCCCGAACACGACTGCGTTGATCGGGATGGTATCGCTGACCGTCGGCGTGCAGGATGCGCCGCCATCCACGCCAAAGTCGTATTTGGCATAGGCCACCTTGAGGCCGTGCGCCTGCCCCGAAAAGCCGGGCACGCTAAACAGGGTGACCCGCACCACGGCGGCGCCCGTCGCGGCGGCCACCTCGACCGCTCCGATCAGTAGGTTGCTGCCGACCGTCGAAGTCACCTTCTTCGCCGAGTCATCCCAGTAGGCCAAGTCGCCCTGCGCAAAGGTGCTGGCGTCCTTTGCGAGGTCGTAGACACCCTCGACTTCGCACTCGACGTTGTTGCCCGAGAGTGCGTCGAAGGCGGCCACACCGAAGACGTTGCCCACCTTCAAGCCGCCCCCGGAGAGCACGTCGTAGGGCGCCGCAAGGGTGAGATTGTCACCGCTCTTTACGAAATTGATCATGATTCTTTTCTCCTTTTCGTTGCCTTGGAACGTTGATCCAACCGGCCTACGCCGCAGTGTTCTTCTGCAAGCCGCGGAAGTCGATCGCCGCAGCCGCAAAATCCAAGCGAGCCTTGATCTCGACGCCATCCACCTCGAAGCCCTGCCGGGTCTCGATGTAGACACCCTGCTGCCCTTCGAGATAGCAATACTCGATCGTGTCAATCGAGCTCGGGTCGGCCGCCGTGTACCAGTTCGTGTCTCCGACGCTCGCCACCGCGTCCAAGCGCGGTTCCACGATGGGCACCATGGCGCGCACGAACGCGGGCACATCGGCGGAGGATGCGGTTGCCGCCAGATTGATGGGATTCGTGATCTGGACCGCAATGCCTTCGAGCGCCGCCGGGATGATCAGGTACTTGGGAATCAGGTTCAGGATCGTGCCCTTGGGCGCGGTCTGCTTGCGCATCGCCTTGCGCGCCGCCGTGATGTTGGCCACTGCCGCGAGGCCATTGGTGGCCGTCAGATTCTTGTGCGTGGCGTGGAACAGAGGCAGGCCATCGGCCATGTTCGCGTTCGCCGTGATTACAGCCCACACGGTGTCGCTTTCGAGCGTTGCGGCTGCGATGCCCAAGCCGGCGGGAATCCGCGTCAGCGCCTGGAGGTCGTCGTTGAGGACCACCTTGCGGGTGATCGGCACGATACCGCCCCAGGTCGTCAGGGCGTAGGACTCCTTGGAGTCGCCCAGATAGATGCGAACGAACTCCCCGTTTTCGTTGGTCTTCTGCAACGCGGCGATGTCGCTCAACTGAATGCGATTCACCGGCTTGAAGTCGGCGGCGGTGACCTGCCGGCAGAACGGCACGAAGGTGCGGGGCGCAGCCTCATACGCCTGGCGCAGGGTTTTGTTAGCGACGTTCGCCAGGATGTTGGGGAAGTCGCTGGTGGTCATCGCGCCGTCGAAATACTCGGACGCCCCATGCCGACCCTGAAGTGCGACTCGAGCGATCTCGTGCCGGTCCATTCCGCGAGTCTTCACGCCGGCGGCATTCAGGCATTCGCGCGCCATGTCCACCAGCGTGAGCCCGGCAAATTCGCGGCCCTTGTCGATCATCTCGCGGGGCGCGCGAGGGTTGCCTCTCAGGAGCAACGCGGCCTCCATCCCTTCGCGCCGCTTGTCCGTCTCGTCTTTGGCGAAGCAGGTGGAGAGAGGGTTAATCGGCAGGGTCGGATTCTTCCGGTACTCGGCATCGAGCTTCGTCATGATGCGCTCACGAGCGGTCTCGACGGACACGCCCTCGTCAATCAGCGCGGCGAGGAAGCTCTCCTCCACCTGGAATGGGCCGGTTGCCATCGCGCGAATCTTGCCCGCGCGCAACCGCTCCGCCTTCACCGCCTCGTCGCGCGCCGCGGCGAGGGCAACTTCGTTCTGACGGGCCTCAACGCCCGGATCCTGCGTGGTCGTTTCCATCTCAGGTTTCTCCTTTGTGTGGGCAGATGCCCGTTGCGTTTCAACTACACTCGGTGGCGCCGGTGGCGTTACCGCCGCCGACATGAAGTTGGTGGCCGCGTCGGCGGCCACTGCTACGAGGGAAATCTCGAACGGTTCCCAATCCGTTGCCGTAAGTTCCCTGCGTTCCTGGCCCTTTGGCGTGGTGTCGATCTTCTTGTAGATCCACATGCCGGGGCTGAGGTTCTGAATGATGCCGCCCTTGACGTCGTTCCAGATTGGCGTCACGGCATCGCGCTTGCTGAACTGGATCGTGGCCAGCCCGGTGGCTTTCTTGGCCCACGCCTTGCGCACCACGCCGAGTTGACTCTCCACCCCGTACGCGCTGTGCGAGTCCAACACGGGACCACCGTTGTTCAGGCGATCCATACGGCAGCCTTTCATGTCGAGGATGAGGTCGTATTCCTCGCCACTGCGCCAGTCGAACCGCGGCACCTTGGCCCCCGTGTACCAGACCGCGTCAATGGTGCGGGCATCGTCATTGGCCGACGGCGGGGCGAAGGTCGCCGCCACAGTGAAGCGCTCGACTTGGAATTCCGTGCTTTCCTGTTGAGGCTCGGGCGGCGCCGCCGCAGCAGCGATGATCTCCGCCGGCGCAGCCTCCAGCGCTGTCGCCGTGATTTCTTCAGGCATAACTGACTCCTTCCTGTAGCTATTGATTTACGAGGCGTAGGTACGCGTGGGCGAATCCCACTGCCGCGCGGAATGCTTCACCGTGGCAGTCTGCTTCGCGGGTGGCGCCGGTGTTGTCTCGCCGCCGACGGTCTGCTGCTCGACACCTTTGTCGTTCACCTTCCGCGGGTCGCAGTCCAGGATGATTTGCAGCTCGTCGAGCAGATCGTTCATCC